ATGAGTAAATATAAATCTATTGATTTGTTTGCCGGAATCGGAGGAATTCGATTAGGTTTTGATAATGTATTTAAAGATGAAATAGAAACAGTTTTTGTCAGCGAATGGGATGAAAAAGCACAAGAAACATATAAAGCAAACTTTAATGATAATTTTGAAATTGCAGGAGATATAACTAAAATATCCGAAAATGAAATACCGGACTTTGATATTTGTCTTGCGGGTTTTCCTTGTCAGGCTTTCAGCATGGCAGGAAAAAGACAAGGCTTTAATGATAATTATAAAGGATTGTGCAGAGGAACATTATTTTTGGATGTTGCCAGAATATGCGAAAAACATAAACCTAAAGTAATATTTTGTGAAAATGTTAAAGGGCTGATAATTCATGACAAAGGGAGAACTCTCGAAATTATTAAAAACACATTTAAGAGCTTAGGATATAAAGTGTTTACCAATGATGATTCTGCTTTAAACAGTAAAAATTTCGGCGTTCCGCAAAATCGTGAAAGAGTTTATATTGTTGCTTTCAGAAATGATATAGCACCAAAAGATTTTGAGTTCCCGCAAGGATCGGATGATTCAAAAAAAATAAGAGATATAGTTGAAGAAAAACCTGTTTCTGCAAAATATTATTTAAGTGATGTGTATCTTGAAACTCTGCGTCAACACAAAGCTCGACATGCAGCTAAGGGAAACGGTTTTGGTTATGAAATCCGAGACTGGGATTCTATAGCCGGTGCTATTGTTTGCGGAGGAATGGGACGAGAACGCAATCTGATTGTTGATAAAAGACAAAAAGACTTAACACCGGTTACACATATTAAAGGACAAATAAATAAAGAAGGTGTCAGAAAAATGACACCTCGTGAATGGGCAAGACTTCAAGGGTTCCCGGATTCATTTAAATTACCGCTTGCCGATGTCCATTTGTATAAGCAATTAGGCAATAGTGTAACTGTAAATGTAATTGAAGCGATTGCAGAAAAAATAAAGGAGGTTTTGGATATGCCTAAATTATCGGGTAATAAAGGTGAATGGAGTGAAATCTATGCCTTTCTCCGTCTGCTTGAAATTAAGAAGTTATATGCTGCCGATGCTGATTTAAATAAAAAAGATGATATGTTTTATAACATCATTAACATTATCCGAACCGAACCTATTGGCAAGCTTGAATTCAGAATTAATCGTACAATTGACACTGTAACAGTTGTAAATACAGATGATGATTCGGAATTACTTACTTTACCATGCTGTGAATTCAAACAGGCAGCCGATAGATTATATCATGAAATTGTTTCTGCAACGGCTTCATCTTTTGAACTTCCTAATACAACCGAATTCCTTGATTTGCTTAATGTAAAAACGCTGAAAGCAAAATCTACGGATAAGTCGGATATTCGTATAAAAATTCATGATATCAATACAGGATATGAAACTGTTCAGGGTTTCAGCATCAAATCAAGACTCGGCAGCCCGTCAACTTTGATAAATGCAGGCAAAACGACAAACTTTATTTTTGAGATAACAGGAAATATTAATGATGATATAATGAATGAATTTAATACCTGTTCTAAAAAATTTAAAGATAGGTTTGAAGTCCTTAATAGCTATTCATGCGATATTAGATATGATTCAATGGAAAATGATATGTTTGAAAGCAATCTTTTAATTATTGACGGAGACCTTCCGGAAATATGTGCATATATGCTTAAGGAATATTATTCTTCCGGAATTAACACAGTAAGAAATTCGCTTAATTCATTAAATGGACATAACCCGCTTAAATATAATTTATCGAAAGGTCATCCGTTTTACGAATATAAATTCAAAAAATTGCTTGCAGAATGTGCACTCGGAATGCTTCCGTCAAAAGTGTGGGATGGTACAGCCGATGCAACAGGCGGATATATTATTGTAAGAGAAGACGGAGAAGTACTTTGTTATCATTTGTTTAACAGAAATGAATTTGAGATTTATTTGATTAACAATACAAAATTTGAAACCGCAAGTACTTCACGCCATGGCTTTGGTTCAATTTATAATGAAAACGGAAAATATTATTTAAAACTCAATCTGCAAGTCAGATTTATAAAATGATTAATTATAAACCAAAAGTATGCAGTCTGTTTGCAGGGATCGGCGGAATAGATTTAGCATTTGAACAAGCAGGATTTGAAATTGTTTGGGCAAATGAAATTGATAAAGATGCTTGCAGTACATATCGACATAATTTTCCTAATAATGTACTTGTTGAAGATGATATAAGAAATATCAATGCAGAAAACATACCGGATTTTGATGTGTTAACGGCAGGATTTCCTTGTCAATCTTTTTCTGTTTGCGGAAACAAAAAAGGATTCAAAGATGATCGGGGTAATTTGTTTTTTGAAATAATGCGAATTGCAGATAAAAAGAAACCTAAAGTAGTTTTTTTGGAAAATGTTGCAAATCTTACCGAACATGATAACGGTAGAACATTTAACAGAATTCATAATGAACTAAGTGAAAGAGATTATATAATAAGGTATTTAATTGCCGATGCATGTAATTACGGAATACCTCAACATAGAACAAGGACGTATATCGTTGCTTTCAAGAATTTTGAAATGTGCAACAGATTTAGATTCCCAGAACAACAGAGACTGAGAAACCATTTATTTGATGTTATTGATCGTTCAATTAAGGTAGATGATAAATTTTATCTTGATAAAAATTCAGTACAATATCAAAAAATGAAAACCGCAATTACCGATGAAAATCAAATATATAGGTTTTCGGATTACGGTATTCAAAAAAGCAAAGACGAAATTTCCTTTACACTTAAAGCAAATATGGGAACATGGTATAACCGTGTTCCCATAATAAAAGATGATTTCGGAATCAGAACAATAACACCACAAGAATGTCTTGCTCTGCAAGGTTTTCCTTCCTATTTTGAATTTCCTGATATTCCGATGAAAAATATGTATAAACAATGTGGGAATACGATTGTTTTCCCATTCGTAACTAATTTAGCAAAAAACTGTTTGAGTTTGATGTGATATATTATATGTGCTGAATTTTATAATATAAAGAAATAATAAAAGTATTCAATAAAAGTATCATGGAATAATATTTTCATAGTGATAACAACAATTAAATTCTTGATATTGGGAATCTGTATTTGTTGTTAAGGTTAAACAATAATTCAGCGTGAAATAATTTAATTTATTGTAAAGGAATTTCTTTATGATTGAGTATTCAGAAAATGAAAAAAAATTAGCAGGATATAGTTTTATAGATTTGTTTTGTGGTATTGGCGGTTTTCATCTTGCATTGTCATCTTTTGGTGCAAAATGTGTATTTGCGTCAGATATTGATAAAGAAGCATGTAAGATATATAAAGAGAATTTTAAATTAGAACCGCAAGGAGATATAACAAAAATCCCATCGAGCAGAATACCTTTTCACGATATTCTTTGTGCAGGATTTCCTTGTCAACCTTTCAGTATATCTGGAAATCAGCAGGGCTTTGAGGATGAACAAGGCAGAGGTAAACTTTTCTTTGAAATTGTGAGAATTGCAAAGTATCATCATCCAAAAGTACTGATATTAGAAAATGTTAAAAATTTCGAAAAGCATAACGAAGGCAAGACCATGCAAAGAGTTATTTCAGAATTACATAAGATTGATTATACAGTTTTCTATGATGTGTTATGTGCATCTGATTTTGGTGTTCCACAAAAAAGAAGCCGAATATATATTGTCGCATTTAGAAATGATATTGAGGTTAATAATTTTTCTTTTCCAGAAAAGAAAAATGACTTTAAGAGTTTACAAGATATATTAATACGAAAAGCGGATAATAAGATTGAAGGAAACTATTTTGTTGATAGAGAATATACAATTCGCAAGCCTATTGTAAATCAACCAGAGCCAAACCTTATTAGAATAGGCGAGATAGGATTAGGTCGTCAAGGAGAAAGAATATATTCAGTTAAAGGGCAATCAGTTACATTATCGTCTCAGGGTGGGGGAATTGGCGGAAAAACTGGAATGTATTTAATTCGTAAAAAAATTCGCAAATTATATCCTCGTGAATGTGCACGACTGATGGGCTTCCCAGATTGGTTTATACTTTCTGATAGTCAGGATAAAAATTATAAACAATTTGGTAACAGTGTAGTAGTAGATGTACTGCAGTATATTATCGAAAATATTATACAGAAACTCATAGAAACTTCTGAAAAGAACATAGATGACAAGGAATTAAAAAATGATGAATAGTACACAAAAAATACCTTTTAATTTTACTTATTATGCAATGAAACTCTTGGGAAAGAACTTATATTCTAATCCATGGACCGCAGTTTCTGAAATTGTCGCTAACGGAATAGATGCAGGTGCAAACAATGTTTATGTATTAATAGATATGCGTAACAAAGAAAAAGCCATTGTTGAAATATTTGATGATGGTTGTGGTATGTCTTTTGAAGACTTAAGTCGAAAATACACATTGATAGGACGAAACAAACGTTTAGATAATGAAAATAAAGAAGGCAAAACTCTTGGAAGAAAGGGCATTGGTAAATTAGCGGCATTATATTTATCACCCAAGTACTATCTTTATACAAAGACTTTAGATGGACAATCATCTTGGGTAGTAGATACTCAAGATATACTTGATAGTGAAATTCCTGCACTTAATAAAACAGATTATGATAGTAATCGATTAATTTCAAAAGAACAGTGGAATCGACTAAAAACTGGTACTATGATTCATCTTTCAGATGTCGATTTGCGAAAGATTGGTCCAGAAAGATTAAAAAGCTTGCCAGCAATGTTGGCTGACTATTATCTTGAAAATGTTATTACTTCTACAATTTCAGTTTGTGTTATTCATAGTGATACAGATATCATTGAATTCAATAAAATACAAAAAAATATACATTTTGATACTATGTTTGGGATATTTGATAATACAGCACTAGGATATAAAGATAGGTTACAAGAAAGTGTATACCTGACTAAAAAGACTGCAGAGCCAGAGGTGGATTATCCAAGACCAACCATCAAGTTAGATGAAAAGAAATATAATTGTAGCGGAGTTCTTCCGATGACGGATTTAAATGGTAAGATTAGGAATGTACCTTATAATATGTTCGGTTGGATAGGAATACATTCATCGTTAGATAATGCAATAATTGAAAGAAATTCACCAAGCGGTAAAAGAATTCAAAATCATCCTAATGCATTAAGATTGTATGTTAGAGGAAAACTTGCAGTAAATAATTTAATGCCATATATTGCCTCAACTGCTGCATTTGCTTCTTACATTGAAGGTGAAATTTCATTTGATGTATTAGATGATGATATGTTTGAAGATGCATCTACTTCTAACAGAGAAGGTTATAGTATCAGTGATCCTAGAATAAAACAGCTTATTGATATCGTGGGAAAAATTATTACTACGTTGATCATTGAAAGAAATAAAATTGGTAATATTATTAATGGAGAACTAAAAGCGATAAAAGCAGCTAAAGAAGCAGAAGCAGAGACTGAGCGAAAAAAAAGAGAAGCTGCAGAAACAGAAGCCAATCGTGAAAGAGAAAATGCTGCGAATGCGAGAAAAGCAAAAGAGAAAGCAGAAAATGAACGAGATACTGCTATAGAAAAATCTGATAAAGCACAGAAACGACTGTTTGTATTAGAAAATAATTTCACATCAGAAGGTGAAATTTATAAACACGCAATACATTTATCAGTCAATTTTGCAAAAGAAATTAGAAGTTTGGTTTGTGATTTTGAAGACTATAGTATTGATTATCGTGAGGAGATACTGCAAACCATTATGGACATTGATCTTTCTGCAGCAAAAATTGAAAATCTTCCTAAGTTTATTGATTCAGCTACGTTTTCTTTATCTTCACCTAAAATAAAAATGGATATTGTGCAATTAATAAAAGAATATCTTGAAGTTAAAGGAAATAATCGTCTGGTATATTCATTTGAAATAACGGGGTCGGTTATAAAAGAAATCGATTTCCCAGATGTTCTGATGTTTGTGGAAAACATTATAAGCAACTCAATTAAAGCTAAAGCAACAACTTTAAAGATTTCAAGTAAAAGTATTAACGGTAAATGTCAAATTGATTTTATTGATAATGGCAAAGGTTTATCTTCTAAGTATTTGTCCAATCCGCAGTCAATATTCGAATTAGGTGAGACAAGTACTCCCGAGGGTTTTGGTATAGGCGCCTTTCATATGAAAGAAATTGTCCAAAAAATGGATGGACAAATTTTCGCAATACCATTAAAGCCTAATGGTTTAATTATAAGGATGGTGATTTAATGAGTAAGTTTCGAATACTATGGATTGATGATCAAGAATTAAAATGCAAAAAAGATGTACGAATGGTAGGTCGCATTATTAAATCTTTAGGATATGAAGCAGATATTCAAGTAGTTGATGACATTTCCAGAGAAAGTCTTAGCGATGAGAATGGCACATTGAATAAGGCTATAAGGGCACGAGATGTGGATTTATTTGTCATTGATTATAACCTTAAAAATGATTTGTTTGGTGAAGATGTTGTAGAAGAGATTAGATCCCATCATGATATGTATACAGATATAGTTTTCTATTCAAGTATACCTAGTTCACTGATTTCAGCAGTAAAAGATAGTTTTGATCGTGAATCTTGTATGGAATATTTTGATGGCGTTTATATTGCCCCTTTAGGTGATGAATTCACTGAAAAAATAAGAAGTGTCATTATAAAGATAATAAAATCTTGGTATAATGTGCATTCTATAAGAGGGATAGTTTTGTCAAAAGCCAGCAAATATGAGCAAATGGCTTCAAATATTATTAATACAAGTTACATACCGTGTTTGGACAAGTTGAAATCGGATATAGATATTAAAGGCACCAATGTTTGTCGTAGTATAAAGGGTGGATGGGAATCTGTCAAGAAAGCACCTGATCCTATTCCTCAAATATTAAGCAATCCAATCCAATTCAATTGGAAAGTCAAAGAAAAGCTTCTAAAAAGAATATGCAGTGAAAATATAATTAGTATTTCTACTTGGGATGATATAGAATATATTTTTAGTTTGAGAAACGATTTTGCCCATAATCCGATGCACTTGAAAGACGGCTTTTTGGTTCTTAAAACAATTAAAGGAGAGCAAATATTTGATGAGAAGAAAATAGAAGATATTAGAGAAGCACTTACACGAATTGAAAATGATTTGCAAAGAATAATCGATGCAGGTGATGGTGAAAGTATCATTCCAGAAATGTTGGAAGAAACATATCAATAGTTATATATTGTTTTAATACAGATATATTTTTAGATGTAATATCAAAAAAAGTAATTTTTTTATCGACACTTTGCTTATTACAAATGTGATATTATCATGGATTTTTTTCAGCCATTATTTGGTACGGTTAAAATAATTATGATGATTTTTTTGTTCATGGGAGAAAGTATTTTGTAGATATTAAAACCACTGAGGCAGAAGAATATTTTAGAAAACTATATTTGTGGTAAGTTAGAGATGATACATTTGTTGCTATGTTTTATTACAGGAGTAAATATTATGAAAAATCCTATACTTGATGATTTCAGAAAATGGATGACAATACATAGAAATTTATCGCTAAGTTCAATTAAGAAATACACTAATGCTGTCAATACAATATCAAACGATATGCTTGAGATCGGTGTAATTAATGAAAGCTTGTTGAATATGAATCTTACAGATCTTGATTTGTCAATAGCATTAATATTAAGTAATCCACAATTTATTAAGAAAAACACAACTGGAAATCATATGTATAGTAGTGGATTAAAACAGTATAGATGTTTTGTTTTAGATACAATTGATTCGATTGACGAAAAAGAAATTCAAATTATTGAATCAATCAAAGTAGACAAAACAATAGAGAAAACAGAGAAGGAAGCACTTGTAAAATCCAGAGTTGGTCAAGGTGATTTTAGAAAATCACTTATCAAAAAATATGATGGAAAATGTGTAGTAACAGGAATTGATTTAACTAAATTATTAATTGCCAGTCATATTAAACCTTGGAGGATATCTGATAATAAAGAAAGATTAAGTTCCGAAAACGGTTTGCTTTTGAACGCGAATTTAGATAAATTATTTGATAGTGGATTAATTACTTTTTTGAATGACGGAACACTAGTTTTTTCTTCATTCATAAATCAGCAAAATCGAACCAAGTTAGGATTAGATGATGTTATTAAAGTGAATTTAAAAGCATCATCCGATATGTTTATAAATTTGGAATATCATCGTGATATGATATTTGTAGCTTAACAGATAAATATTTATCAGGACATTGAAACTCCCTTGCGGTATTTTGTGGTACTACAAGGAAGTGATTTTACATCGCAAGAATGATATATGGTTGTAATTAGAAAAAGAAGTTAATTACTCTATTTAAAACACAAGCATTTGAATTGGGATTTAAGATGGATTAAAAATACTGACAGATTTGTCAGAGGTTGAATTCCAGTTATTGCTATTTAGTCAGTTTGGCTTTAGCTCTTGATTTGTAAACATTGAATTGATTACGGCAGCACTCAGAGCAAAATTCTGCTCGTTTGTTTTCTGATATAAATGCCTTGCCACAATGTTTGCAGGTCTTTAACGGTGAGCTTTCTGTTGACAATAAATTTGCCATTGTAAAATTCAAAACTGCCATTAGAGAATTGAATTCATAATGCATTTGTATTTTATCCGTTACGGTTAAGCTGTAACGGATATTTGTTTTTAATTTGTCATTAAGTAAAAATGAAATTGCATCTGGCTCGGTTTTGTATTTTTCACAAAGCAGTAAAATCTCATACAGTTCGCTGATGTAGCTTGCTATCCAAGTAAGCGGTTCACTGTAATTCCTTGATGAAATGTAATCATCAAGCTCAAATGATATAGTTATCTTTGGCTTTGCTTTTGAGAAAAACAAATCTTCAAAATTTTCTGTTGGCATTACTCCGCCTGCCGTAAATATGTTGTTATCTATAAACACCAACTCGTGGTTATAGAAATCTTTATTAAGCGGTAGTTCTGCAATGGCTCCGAGTAATCCGTATCGGTTTACAAAATTTAATATTAGTTCTTCGGCTGACTCGACAGAAGAATTCCTCATCAATCGCCCTGTGTTTAGCAGGGCGATTAATATTTCCTTTGAAGCTGCCGTTGGATTATATTCTACAAGGTGTGCATTTTGTTTTGGTATTACTGCTTTTTCACCTTGTTTATTTTCCGTGATTTCATACTCGGAATAATGAACATATTTCATTTTAAATTCCTTTCTATGCAGCAGTTGAATGCTTACAAAGAATTTATGACAACTAAACTTGCAAACAATGCAAATGACGGCAGATGTTTTTATCAGTATGTTCAATCATTCTCACCGAAGGACAATGTTGATTACGATAAAGCACACAAGATTGCATTAGAATTTGCAGAGAAAGCATGGCAGGGATACGAAGTATTAGTCACAACACACTGCGACAGAAATCATATACACACGCATTTTATTATCAATTCAGTCAGCTTTGAAACAGGAAAAAAGCTGAGACAAAACCCAAACACATTAAAATCTTTGAGAAAACTCAGTGATGAAATATGCACAAAGTACAATGTTACACCATTAAAACCATACACAAAAACAAAAGAAAAACGCTTATCAGACGGCGAATATCGTATGGCAATGAAAGGTGAAAGCTGGAAATTTGCATTAATGTACACTATCGATAATGCAATGAAAAAAGCAAAAACAAAGAAAGCATTCATTGATGAAATGAAGAAAAACGGCTATAAAGTACTCTGGACAGACGAGAGAAAGTATATCACTTATACCTGTCCGAACGGAATGAAATGCCGTGATATTAAACTGCATCAGGAAAAATACAGAAAGGAGAAAATGGAACTTGAGTTTGAATTACGAAGAATTGAAACAGAAAAATGCACCGCTGAAAGCTACAACCAACGATATGATAGCGAAGATGGAACAGGCATCGCAGGTAACAATCGTGGAGAGCGATTACTGGAAAGCACTGATAAATCTGAACAGAAATCAGAATCAGATGTTGAATTCAATTTTGGAAACAAAACCGGGCAAAGAAATGATAGCCGGCGAATCGGAATGGATTGTTCAGCAAATCAAGAAGAAAATTTCGGAACAGGAAAGTTCAATACAGAAACTGCTAAAGAATCAAGAAACAATACTGACAGAACAGGCTGGGAAGATGAACGAGAGTATGCTTTCGGCAGAAAAAGAGATGAACAATCTGTTGGAGAAACTGAAGAAGAAATGGATTCCGATATTCTTTGGGACGATGATAGGAGTTCAAATGTTCTTTCAGATAGTTTCTATTTTGCTGGAAATCTATTTAAAATGATTGATAATCAAACAAAATATCACAGAAAACGAATCAAATTATCTCAAAAAGAAATTGAGAAAAGGCTTGCTCATGGTTTAAAAAGCGAAGGCTATGAGGAGTATGAAGATTACACACAAACTATGTAAAAACAAAAGTCCTGCCGAGCAATCGGCAGGCAGAAAGGATTTTTATGAAAAATAAATTTAAGGAAAATAAATTAGTATAGGAGTGTGATATAGAAAAAATATAAGCCTGTGGCAGTATGCCACACAAATTTATAAAACTGAATACTGAACCTTGTCCTTATAATATAAATGAGTATGAGGAGATGTATTGCTATGGATAAGCCTTTGATTACCGAAAAACTGATTAATAATTATGAGAATGATTTTGGCAAGGGCAAAGTCGTAGTAAATGAATATCTCCCAAACCTCACCAAAGACGAGATTGAATTAAACCGAATGACTGTTAAAAATATTTTAGCAAAGGTTTTCGGTAAAAATGGCAATTAAGCTGGACATTTTACGGTGCTTCGTATATATTGATGTTGAGTTATCGGTCAGAAATGAGGTAACTTATTTATGATCGCAATTTATGCTCGGCAATCGGTAGAAAAAGAGGACAGCATTTCAATCGAATCGCAGATTGAGATGTGCACCTACGAGGCAAGAGGTGAGGCATTTTTAGTATATAAAGACAAAGGCTTCAGCGGTAAAAATACAAATCGCCCTGAGTTTCAGCGAATGATGCAGGACATCAAAACAGGGTGCAAAGGAATTACGAAGGTCATCGTTTACAAGCTTGACCGAATCAGCAGAAGTATTCTTGATTTTTCAAATATGATGGATACTTTCGGCAGGCTCGGTGTTGAATTTTCATCGGCAACCGAGAAGTTCGACACAAGCACGCCTATGGGCAGGGCAATGCTGAATATCTGCATAACCTTCGCTCAGCTTGAGCGTGAAACTACACAGCAGAGAGTTAAGGATAACTATATCTCACGCAGTCAGAAAGGCTTTTATATGGGCGGTCCTGTTCCTGTCGGTTTCAAAAAGGTTGATTTAACGATTGACGGTATTAAAACATCAATGTATGAGCAGATACCTGAAGAGGCTGAACTCGTCAAAAAGGTGTTTGAAATGTATGCGGATGTGAACTATTCTAACGAGGATATTGCAAAAGCGGTTCGTGATATGCCACCTGAATGCAGGCGAAACAGAACAGTTACAAGAGCGAGAATTCAGGATTTTATCAAGAATCCGATATATGTAAAGGCTGATATAAATGTGTATAATTTCTTCAAGTCAAAGGGCGTGAAGATTATCAACCCGCCCGAGGATTTTATCGGCACGAACGGTTGTTATCTTTACACAGGTGAGAAGAATACACGAAAGCAAACGGACTTGTCAAACGCTGTTCTTGTGCTTGCACCGCACGATGGATTTATTGATTCTGATTTGTGGATAAGGTGCAGAGAACGAGCCTTAGACCAACAGCAGATTAAGCGAAATCCAAAGGCGAAAAATACCTGGCTTGCAGGACTTGTAAAGTGTGGCAACTGTGGTTATGCGCTTGTGCGAAAAAATTATGTTAGTAAAAATATCAGTTATTTTCTATGCTCTCATAAGATGAATGATAATCTGTGCTGTGGGTGCGGAACAATTCACGCAGACGAATTTGAACGATTTATATTGCAGAAAATCAAAGAAAAACTCGCTGATTTTAAAGAATTTGAAATTGCAGGTGCAAATGCGAACCATCCTAAAATTGAGGAGTTGAAAGCACGGCAGATTGCAATAGAAAATGAAATCAGCGAAACCGTGAAAAATGTTGCAGGCGCAAGCGAAACGGTTATGGCATATATCAACGAAAGTGTTGAACGGCTGCACAGTGAAAAAATACAAATTCAGGCAGAAATTCAACACTTAAGTGAAAACAGATATTCAGCAAATGAAAAAATAATCTGTGATTTTGACAAATTCGATGAACTGCCATTTGAACGCAAACGAGAGCTTGCAAATGCAGTAATCAAAAAAATCTATGCAACAAGTGATAAAATTGACATCATTTGGAACATATAAACAAAAAAGCGGTGCAGGGGTACACCTTGCACCGAAATTTAAGCAAAAAGTTTACAAGATTGCGGTAGCGTATCACCAAAGCGCTGGTAGTGTACTATTTCTCTTTCACGCAGGAATCTGATAGGTTCAATAATATCAGGGTCATCCACCAAACGAAGAATGTTGTCATAAGTTACACGTGCCTTTTGCTCTGCTGCAAGGTCCTCATTCAGGTCGGCAATTGTGTCACCCTTAACACCAATGCTTGCTGCTGACCATGGAAATCCGCTTGCGGCTGTTGGATATACACCTGTTGTATGATCAACAAAATATGCTGCAAATCCGGGATTATCCTCAATTTGTTTTTCTGTCAGATTTCTTGTCAATTGGTGAACCATTGTTCCAATCATTTCAAGATGTCCCAACTCCTCAACACCTATATCTGTCAGCAAACCTTTTAATTCGGGATAAGGCATTGAATAGCGCTGGCTTAAGTATCTTAAGCTGGCGCCTAACTCGCCGTCTGCGGAATTGATTTTATAGTTTGTCTTATTTTTACTATAATTTTATTCAAAAGGATTCTTAAATTTATAATTAATTACAATCTCTTTTGATTTATATATTTCTACATTTTCAATTAGCTGACCTATCAATAATGGTGAAATGCTATCGAAATCAACTATATTTTTAATTATTTCAATGACTTGTTCAGGGGATTTTGTTTTGTTTTCTGTTTGCTTCTTTTCTTCTATCCTTAAAAGCTGATTTGATAATTCATCTCTTTCAACATTGAATTCTGAAGACATAGCTATAAAATCACTTTCTGAAACAACTCCTTTTACTTTATCTTCATAAAGAGATTTTATGATTATTTTTATTTCATCCAATCTTTTAACAATTGCTTTTTTCTCTTTATCATTTTTATCAGATGGAGAATTCATTTCAGAAATTTTAAAGCCATTACAAAATTCTTCTTGATTTTCTATAGCCTTTGCTGAAATTTCTTTCAGATTTGTTATAACATACTCGTTTAGAAAATCCTCTTTAATTATATTCCTTTGACATTTATCTTTCCCAAAACGAGAATAACCTGAACATATACAAAAGAATTCTTTTTGTGCTCCCAATCTCCTAAATGTCATTGACATTTTACAATCACCACAGAATATAAGCCCTGCAAGTAAATGATTTACTCTTTCGGTAGGATACGAAATACAAGCTTTCTTTTTCATGAATTCTTGCACGGTTTCAAAATCTTCTTTTGAAATAATAGGCTCATGTGTATTTTCTGCTATAATCCAACCTGAACGTGGGATTTTTCTGAATTTCTTTATTTTATAGCTTATTTTTTCACATCTGCGTTGTGCCATATTTCCTATGTATGTAGGATTTGTCAGAATTCTCTTAATTGTTTCAGTTCGCCAAACATTGAGTTTTGCATTAACATTGACATATGAAAGTTTTTGCACCTTGTTTTTATATTCTGTTGGCGTAAGCACCTTTTCCTGTGTTAAAATACGTCCAATTTCTGCCATACTGCAACCATTCAAATATAATTCAAATATTCTTTTGACTACTTCGGCAGCAACAGGGTCAATAACAAGTTTATTTTTATCAATGTCAGATTTTACATAACCGTATGGAGCAAATGCACCTATAAATTCTCCTTTTATTCTTTTGCTATAAAAAATTGTTCTGATTTTTTGTGATGTATCTTTTGCAAACATATCATTAGAAACGGATTTGAATGGTGTCATATCATTGTTAGCTGATTTTTCAAAAGTATCAATTCCATCACTCAATGCTATATATCTGATATTTTTTATTGGAAAATATCGTTCAATATAATAGCCTGTTTCTATATAATCTCTTCCAAGTCTTGATAAGTCTTTAGTTATCACTAAATCAATTTTTTTATCTTCTATATCTTTAATCATATTTTGAAAAGCTGGACGGTCAAAATTCAGACCTGAAAATCCATCGTCAATATAAATATCAACAATATTCCAACCCTTTTCCAAAACATAACTCATTAAATAGTCCTTTTGGTTTTTAATACTCATAGATTGACCGTTTTCTTCATCTTCTCTTGAAAGTCTTAAATACAGTCCTGCATTATAAACCTTTAGGTTTAAATAGTTATCGTGAGCTATCATTACAACCTCCTTTTACTCATCTGATAACTATCTATCATTTGTATTTTAAATCATATTTTTGCAAATGCCAATCCCCAATAGGAATTTTTGTTAATTTTTCTATATGTGTTTTTAGTATTTCTTCAAATTTTTTTCCGTCCTGATTATAATTAGCAGTTACTGTATAATTATTTTCTTTTTGATTTTCCATAATATCACCGCTTTCAAAATAAAGTTATTAAACTTTATTAAGTGAAATGGGATTTTATGATAAATTAGCTTTTCGCATACATAAAAACAGGGTATCGATTGATACCCTGTTTTGTATACAAACTTCTAACAATTCACTTTTTATACTATGTATTTAATAATTGCAATGGTAATTACAAATATCATATAAATAGGAGGACTAATAAACGCTAATGTGCTTATAAAATATGTTACTAAAAAACATAATGCATTCATCTTTATTTACTCCTATTACTAACCTAAATCATTTCCATTTATATCTTTTTGTTTACCGCTGAATATCTGAACTGCAACAACAATATCGTAAATCCACACACCTATAAAACCTAATACACCAATTCCAACAAAGGATAAAAATACAGATGCTACAGTCATTACTATATTGATTATACCCTTTTGCTTATAACCTAAATAAAACCAATGTATACCTAAATGACCGAGAAAGATAGCTAATAAGCCTGCAACTACTTTTTGTTTGTCACCTACTTGACCGCTACCACCTTTATTTAATATGCTTGCCCCACAATTAAGACAAACTGCTGCATTTTCATTAACAGCATTACCACAGTTAGCACAAAAGCCTTTGCCTGTGTTTTTAGCTGCTCCACAGGTTAAGCATACCGCTGCATTTTCGTTCATTTCATTTCCGCAATTTTTACAATACATTTTTAATCTCCTTTTTTCTTATGCAATTATTTTTTATTATGAATTAAGTAGTAAATATATCTCCTTTCTGCTTTTTGTTTGTTATCACATATTGATAAGTTGCTTAATCTTTATATTAACCTCCTAATATTCATTTATATCATATGAAATATCCATAGGCATTATTGGATTAGAATTTACTGGGAAATCACCATTATCTTCTGATTTATCCATTGTTTTAATTAATTTATTCTCAACTTTATCATTGACTATAGACATTTGATAAAACTCCGTAGGACTATTCGGACTTACTACTTTTCCAAACAATTTTCTGTCCTTCTCATATAATCCCATGTGCCAAGAACTATATTTGCCCAAATCAATAACTTCATCATTGCTTATTGTAAAATAGTGATGGTATCTTGCTTGTTCAGCACCTCCATCTTGAATAATTAACTCATCAACGCCATTATCATCAACATCAAACAAGAACCAAGTACAACATACTATATCATTATAATAACTATGACTTTTTTCACACTCTGAACGATATTTTTCAATTATCGGTTGATAAAGAATATTTGTCGACCAATTTTCATTTTCAGGTTTCCAATCTCTATTTGATATACAGATATAGTCAGCTATAGTATCATTTGTAGGAATACTCTCATATTGAAAATCTACAGCTATATCACTAATAGTGTATGAATATGCATAATACTGATTATCAATCCACTTAATACCATTTGTCTTTTTCTGTAAATCAGCCCATCTAATATCAGTATTGATTATACCGTCTATACTATAACTTTTATTAGAATTAGAGGATGTAAAAGAAACATCAGTAATTTCGTCATTATCGTATGGAATTAATGGTTTTTCACGACCAGTCCAAATTAAAAAATCAAATGGCACATCTTGTTCATTATATCCAATCATTCTTTCTTTACTGGGAGAAGAAGGAATCCACCCTGATGTATCAGTAATAATATAATCTGTTCCATATAATTCAATTAATTCTCCAAAAGTCATTCCTAAAAAATCAGTCATTTTTAATTGTTTTGCTTTTAATAAAATTGGTTTTTCTAAAACGACATAATCACTATCAATAGTAACAGTTATACCATAATATTCATACTTATCGTGATTAAACGATAAAGAATATTCACCTTGAGGTAAATTCAAATTAAAATTACCCTTTTCATCTGTTATAGCTGTTGCAACAGGTTCTAAACTATCACTTGAATTATCAATAAATTCTACTTTGACATATTTTATCGGATTATTAGTATCATTATCTTTAACAAATCCAACAATAGTGCCACTTTTATATAATGTAATGTTTTCAAGGTTAATTGTTTTTCCCTTTCTGACATCTATAGATATTTCCTGTTCCTCATATCCATCAGCATTAATTACAAAACGATAATATCCGACTGGCAAATCATAAGAAAATTTACCATTTATATTAAATCTATACTCATCTAAATTGATTAACCCACCGCCATTATTACCGTAGCTTCGACACTCCATTTTAACATTATTAATGCTATTACCTGTACTGTTATCAACAAATTGTCCCTTTAGCGTTCCTTTTCCGTCAATACTCCCTATAGGTAAACCACTTTTAAATATATCGTAGTTTTCATTTGCTTTTATAACAATTTTTCCTTTATCTTTACAATCATCTAAATATGAATTAGATTGTTTTTGAACAAATAATGTAGTATCTTCAACTAATGGGTAATTAGAACTATCACTTTTTAGGGTTAAACATTTAAAAAGAATACTCCTAGTTATTTTCTCATATGCAATATCTGCTTTATTATCATATCCAACTACTGCAAAAGCACCTTTTTCAAGAAAGGCATCAGATATTTTGTCATTCTGTAGAGAATGGCAAGAGCCTAGAAACACAAATGAGTAATTATTGCTGTTTTGCATATTTTCTTTTATCCAAGAAGATGTAACTGCATAATAGCCTCCGTCTTCTTCTGTCATATATAGTTTTTTGCTAGCTATTTCTTCACAATAATCCTGTTTATTTTCTTTAGTAACTTTTTCTCCAGTAATTAACGCAGGCTCTTCGTCACATTCATTAAATCCTCCGTGACCTTCAAATATTAAAATACTATATTCCCCTAAATTTTTTAATTGATTTAATGTAACTTCCTTATCTTTTATTTTATCATCTTCAAAGTAATTGTAATTAGAATTTTCATCAGTAATAAATGAAACATTATCACTAACGCTAATGTTTCCCCCTATTTCATATTTACTGTTATTCGCCCAACCATCTATTTCCGCTTGAATTTGTTTCCAACCACTTCCAAAATTATTCCAGAAGTTATTGCTTGGCTCTAGCGTTACTATTCTTCCTGTAGAACCTCCAGCTAATGACCGATAAGTTTTTGGAGTAAACAGAATAGTTATACCCCCATTTGTAACAATACTTATAGAATTATTCCCAACTTTGTAATTTTCAATTTTTTCTGAATTTTTCCTTAAAACTTCAACGGCTTCATTTAAAACATCTTGTACTTTATCATAATCAACATATCCATCAGAAAGGGTATATTTTTTTTGGATTTTATCTAATTCAAGGCGTATATATTCATTGTCATTCCATTGCTTTTCTGTAATTTCTTCATAAAATGATATTTCTAACCCTTTTTCAAACTCATTACCAACTATATGATAAGTTCTTTTTCCTTTTTCGTCACTTTGAATATGAAATGTAGATGAAAACAAATTATCGTTTGCTATTTCATCTCCATTTGAACCATTGTTATATAATTCGCCAATTAATTCATCTTCACAGTATAAATATACTGATAAATTTTCATTTGTAACTTCTTGATTGAATTTTGCAAAGAAAGTAATATCTTCACCCTTACCAACCATTACATTATAATCATCAACATAAAAACTTGTAAGTTCTAAAGCACGAATATATTTAGTATCATTTTCAAATGAAAATATTTTGCATTGCAAGTTACTAATAATATAATACTCAATATTATTTACTTTTATCTTTTCACTTAAACTAATTGCAGGAACACTGGCAAATTTTTTATTAGTAAAGTTAAATTTATCTTCAGTCTGCTTTTGAAAACAAATAATACCAACTACAGATATAACTGCAATTACAACACATAATACAACTGAAATTATTTTAGTTGTTTTTTTGAAGTGTTTAGTTAAGCAAAAAATCAATGTTGCTATACTTGCTAAAAACAGAACTATAAAAACTATCAAAAAAACATTATTTATATTGAATTCTTTATTATTTTCATCATTAATAACACTGGCAGTAAAAGAAAAATTAATTTCATCACCTGCATCAATATCTATAGTATTACTTAATTTATTTTGATTATCTTCTTTTATAATAAAATTATCAGGCAAAATTGTTTCTACTGATAAATCTTCAACTGCAAAATCATTTTTGTTAGATATTGATGTATTAATTTTAATATCTTCATTTAAAGAATACTCCTCTTTATCTGTTGTTAATTGTATCTCTAAACCATTATTTTCTAATGAAGAAGCAAATGCGGTTATATTAAAATTTGAAAGAACTATTATCACTATAAAAACAACAGGTAAAATCTTTATATATTTCTTCATATTTTCCTCCTATAATTCGACAAAATACATCATTTAAAAATATTTTATCATTCTTTTAATTATTAAACAATTGCTACAAAACAAATAGTTTTTGATTCATTTTTGTAGCACCTGAAATTAATTAATATAAAACGATATAACATAATATGTTGTAAAAATATTAACATTTTAGGTTTGTTTTGTCAACACCTATTGCCTTGTTTTTTACAGTATGATGTTATGCTATCATCAACATAATAGGTTAGGTGATAATATGAAAGATTACAAACACAATATGGGTTTAAGAATAAAAGAAGAAAGAAAAAAGCTTAAACTTACACAAGAAGAAGTAGCTGAAAAACTTGATATTTCCGTTAAACATTTCAGCGAGGTTGAAAGAGGCTTAACAGGCTTATCAATAGAAAACCTTATTAAATTAAGTAATATTCTAGGTGTCAGCATTGATTACATTGTTAAGGGTGAAGCTGACAAGGAAAAATGGAATTGCACATTATCAGCATTACATGAAGTTCCAAAAGGTAAAGAAGATATAATCAAAGTGTTCCTTTAGCAGGCAGGTATTTTCTGCTCTTCCGCGGGTAATCACAGATACATAGTCTGCATCAAAGCATTCTCCTATGATTGTTTTTATGATCTGGCTGGTATAGGGGGAGTATGCACTTGGCTTTACAACAGCCGTGTTCCCGGCAGCAATAGCATCTACCAGTGGGTCGATTGTCAGAAGGAACGGATAGTTCCACGGGCTCATGATCAGCGTGACACCGTATGGAGAGGGCTTTTTAAAGCTTCTCGAACAGAATTGTGCCGGAGGGGTGCGGACGGTTTTTTCCTTTGCGAGAGAGCGGATATGCTTTAACATGTAACTGATCTCGCTGAGAACCAGTCCGGTCTCGCACATATAGCTTTCAAAAGCGCTTTTTCCCAGATCTTTGCCGATCGCATCATTGATTTCTGTCTCGTGGGCGGTAATATAAGCCTTTAATTTTTTTAAAGCGTTTATTCTCCCCTCAATCGGGAGAGTGGCGCCTGTAAAAAAGTATTTCCGTTGTGTTTCCACGATTTGTTTGATTTCTGTTTCATTCATGACGTTACCTTTACCTTTACTGCTTATTTTATGGTGAAATTATCAATTGTGCTATTTAGAATCGTTATCCACAGCATCTTCATCCATCAGCATGTAATAGAATTTTTCCAGTTGTTTTGCGTCCATGAGGACCGGTACAGGATAAAGAGGATTTGCCTCTTTGTCCGCATAATGAGAAAGCTTTGGTATGTCTTCCTCTTTAATTTCTTTTACCGTATTGCCGATTCCAAAACGTCTCTTCATCGCTTTGATTTCGTCGATAAATGCCTTTGCAGCCTGTTCGCAGGGAGTATCCTTATCTGCGATGCCTGCCGCTACTGACAGTTTGTGGAGCTTGCGGTGGATTGTCTCGCCATATTCTTCCAGAACGTGCGGAAGAAGGATGGCGTTGGCAAGCCCGTGGGGAACGTTATA